CGCTCGTCACGAATCTTCCGGCTGATTTCAATACATTCGGCCAGGCTGTTGATACATCGATGGCGCAGCTCAAGGGCGGATCTACGGGTCAAGTCTTGTCAAAGACTAGCGCTACCGATATGGCTTTCACTTGGGTCACTCCAACGGATCAGACACCACTGACAACTAAGGGCGATCTCTTTACGTTCACAACTGTTGATGCGCGTTTAGCGGTTGGCAACAACGGCGAAACTCTCGTAGCAGATAGTTCCGCTACTACTGGACTTCGTTACACAGGCGGAACAGTTATTAGCAATCCAGTTATCAATTCTTGTATGGACGTATGGCAACGCGGCACATCAGTTACTAATGCTTCAAGTACGGTTTACACGGCGGATAGATGGGTCACGGTTGCAGGTGCGGTGACTTTTACAATCGCACGCCAAGCAACAAGTGACACTACTAATCTGCCCAATGTGCAGTATTGCGCACGAGTGCAACGAAATAGCGGACAAACAAATACTGCCAATTTTGATTTGTTGCAAGGTTTTGAAACTACTAACTCAATTCCTTACGCTGGCAAGACAATAACAATGTCATTTTATGCACGAGCAGGTGCTAATTATTCGGCAACTTCTTCCATTTTACAAGCACAACTTTATTCAGGGACTGGCACAGACCAATCGCCAACCGCTGCATTTACAGGTCAAGCAACAGTCATAAATCAAAATGCAACCTTGACAACAACTTGGCAACGATTTAGTTACACGGCATCAGTTGGCGCAACAGTAACACAATTGAAAACAATTTTTACTATGGGACCAACAGGCACGGCAGGCACAAATGATTATTATGAAATTACAGGTGTGCAAATAGACATTGGTTCGGTTGCACTACCTGTTCGCCGCAATGGGGCAACAATCCAAGGAGAATTAGCCGCTTGTCAGCGGTACTACTATCGCAATACGGCAGACTCAGCCTATTCCGCATTTGCAACTGGGGCAGCAAAATCAACAACTTTTGCAAATTGCTTCACTCAGTTTCCTGTTCAAATGAGAATAGTACCTACGACGATTGATTATTCAACTGTTGCCTTATGGGATTTTCCTGAAAATGCTTACACCGTGACTGGCATAACTTTAAGTCAAGGTACAAAAAACAACATCTTTAACACGGTAAATGTTTCGGCTGCCACCTTGACGGCGAGTCGACCTTACTACTTATTGGCAAATAATAATTCAGCGGCTTATGTCGGTTATAGTGCGGAGTTGTAAAATGGATAATGTAACTTTTATTGAAGTTGAAACAATGGGCGAGATAGTAGAACACGCCATCATTGAACACGCAGACGGGTCATTTACCTCAATGACAAAGGCAGAATATGACCGCCGACAAGCGGAACAATCCACACCGATTGTTAAAGATGAGCCAGCAGCTAAGAAGTAGCAATGGATGGCTTGCATCGAAAGACGCAGCTGAATTGCATATTGTCAGCGTTCCAATCGAAGGAACAAAGATCAAAGTTCGATGTGCAAAAGCCGTTGCGCCATTGATCGCTGGATTCTGTAAAGAATTCAATGAGCTGATCGAGCCAATCGATGGCGGTGCGCTGGACGACTGGGGCTATTGTTTTCGCAATGTACGCGGATCTACAGACAAGCTCTCAAATCATTCATCTGGAACAGCTATCGATCTGAACGCGACAAAGCATCCACTGGGCAAAATTGGCACATTTTCGCCGGAAAAGGTACCGATGATTCGAGCGCTAGCCAAGAAATATGGCTTAAAATGGGGCGGAGATTACAAAGGCCGAGCTGACGAAATGCACTTTGAGATCGAATTGGGTGAAGCGAAGGTCGCAGCACTCATCGGGAGCCTGAAGTTAGGAGATGAATAATGGATAAAACAAAAGCACTATTGGCATCTTGGGCTAGAAGTTCAGTTGCCGGAGCGTTGGCCGTTTATATGACTGGCAATACAAATCCGAAGGATCTTTCAATGGGCTTAATTGCTGGCCTTGTTCCGATGCTTGCACGTTGGGCAAATCCAAAAGACGATCTGGGCTTGAAGAAGTGAGCGTCGGCGAATGGACGGCGGTGGGTGGGCTTGTTATTGCGGTGCTTACTGCCGTTTATTCGTCAATGAGATTTATGGTGAAGTCGATCATGCGAGAACTGACGCCAAATGGTGGGAACAGCCTCAAGGATCAAGTCTCTCGCATTGAATCTCGATTGGATCAATTGATGCTGGAAATCGCCCTTAAAAAATAGACACGCCGACGGCAATGTTGCCAATGTCAGCCATCGATGTCATTCTTTATTTGGGAGCATTCGACAAGGCTCCCACGGGAGCAAAAATGACAACAAGTGAAATAGGACTATTTGTCCTGATGATGATCGGCTGCATTTTGTGGTCGATTGTCAGTTATTCAGTAGGTTACAAAGAAGGCCAGCGAGACGGATACCGACGTGGCAGATCAGTTAGTCGCCACATCTCAGCTAAGGCGGTGAGCAAGTGAGTTTCCTAGATAATTACGAAGATGTAGCTGCTCGCATTCAACGTTTTTGGGCCACCTATCCAAACGGCAAAATCCACACGTCGATAATGGACGTCAATCTTGAAAAAGGTTATGTCCTGGTTGAATGCCGGATTTATCGCAACTATGAAGATCAGGAGCCAGCCGGTATCGATTACGCATTTGGCAATGTGAACACCTACAACGTTCAGATGAAAAAATGGTTTATTGAAGATACTTGTACCTCAGCAATCGGACGTTGCGTCGGCCTAGTGCTTGGCACTGACAAACGGCCAACAGTCCAAAATATGCGCCAAGTAGAGCAAATCGATTCACAGATTGTTCAGGACTCTGCCGTGGCATATGACTACTGGAGCACAAAGCACGGAGATGTTCCGTCATTTCAAACACGCGAAGCAGCTGAAGAAGCCGGAATGCCGACGCTAGGCGTGGCCATTGAGGAAATCAAAAGCACTCTTGGCGGCGTACAAATGGCAGCTGCGCCTTTGTGTGCTCACGGGCATATGATCTGGAAAGAAGGCACATCGGCCAAGAATGGCAAAGCCTGGGGCGGCTATATGTGCGTCGAAAAGGTCAAGTCGAAGCAATGTCCCCCAGTCTGGTACACGCTTGCATCAGATGGTCAATGGAAGCCGCAAATCTGATGGGCGAAATCACTTTTATCAAAGACGGCTACGCATCAGTTATTCACGACGATGGATCTATAACGACCACAGTTTTAGATCGATGCGATGAATGCCTGGAATGGCAAACAACATCCGGCGGCTTGACGATTCGAGATCAAGGCCAAGAAGTTGTGATTTGGGTATGTGCAAAATGCAGAAAATGACAGTCACCGAAGCTGATGAATGGGCTATCCATAAACGCGCAAGCGAAGTTGTATTTGCTCAGTCGGGTCAATTGGGCAAAGGCATTCAATACAACTCAAAGCTTAACAATCACGAACGATGCGTTGAATATGCCGAATCACTAGCTGCGGAGTTATTGGTTGCTAGATACTTCGGCCTTGACTTTGATATAAATGACAATAAGGGCAAAAGAAGGGCAGATGTAGGCCAGGGCATCGAAGTACGCTGGACGTCATATCAAGGCGGCAATCTGATCGTCTATCCATATGATCGAGATGATGATGTCGCCGTGCTTGTAGTAGGCAAATCGCCGATCTACTACATCGCTGGCTGGCTTCCAGTAGCCTTTGCCAAGCGCAAGCGTTTTAAGAATCCACGTCAGGATTCGTGGTGGGTCGATCAAGGCAATCTCAATCCAATTGAGAACTTGGTGAGGAGTTCATATGCCACTGCTGCGATTTGATTGTTCGATCTGCAAGAAGCTCTATGGCGACGCACGCCAGGAACATCTGATCACAAAAGGCAAAGAACTAACCGAGCACGAATGGTTCGCGCAATGTGCCGGATGTGGGTCATTTTCGGTCAAATTGGTCGATGATGATTTGGTGGCTGGCCTTGAATAGTTGTCCACATACTTATCCACAGAAACCTGTGGAGCAATCGACACTCCGGATTCAATCCTTGACAGAATGTCAGGATCCATCGCTATACTTGAAAGATAATATCTTGAAAATAAAGATAGATAAAAAGAAAATAAATATAAAAAACTTATTGGGCATATCTTTGTCAATTGTTATCTTGACGTTATCCACAACCATCGAAGCAAAAGCAGCAACACAGACTGATTTGCTTAAGTTATATGCACATTCAAGGCTATTGGATTACAAAGAGTTTCAATGCTTTAACAAGCTCATTACTAAGGAATCTCAGTGGTCTTATCTAGCTCGTAACGGATCACACTACGGATTGGGACAGATGAGATCCAAACACTATCGAGATCTGGATCCATTCAGACAGATAGATGCATCAATCAAATACATCACAATTCGTTATCAAACGCCGTGCAAAGCCTGGGCGTTTCATCAGAAAAGAAACTTCTACTAATGGCCAGTCAATCAGCAAGAGCCAATGGTGGCACGCGTGCCTGGTCAAAGATACGAGCAAGGATCCTGATACGTGATGGCTATCTATGCCAATACTGTGGAAACGAC